AAGTACGAAAGGTCTCCGTCGAATGACATCTCCTTCTTGTACTTCTCGACAGACTGCTCACCACGGGCGTACAAACGCAGGCGGTGGAACTCTGTCCACTGGTTGTAGAAACGGCAAGAACCCGCATCTCTGCGAAACCACTCGTACTGAATAGCACTTCCTATCTTTAGGCCATACTCTTTTGAGGCCTTTTCGGCATCAGTGGCCAACTGAGTTGGGAAGCTGCTTGGGCTTATTGCAATGGTTGGTTCTGTCATTATCTTATCAACTGGCTTTCGGAGCCTTTGTTATCGTATTGTGCAAATTTAACGCTTATTTTCGACTTCTGTACAGCCTTTAAATATAAGTGTTTTTGGTTAGCCATAATTGCAAGTCCAGAACTAATAGAAGCATCGTGCTTTGTACGGTTATTGATATCGAATCTGGCCCAGTCCTCAAGGGTCCTAGTGAACGGCATCACGCCCATCTCGTCCGACGGACGGTAAGTTCCCTCCATGTCTATTCCCACCTGCTGCTCGATGTAACTCTCGATAGCCGATGCGTGAGCCTGCTTAATGTCCTCGGAGGTGTTGGGTATCCCCCCGATCTCTATCTCTGTCTTAGAGAGCTTCGCAATGGGCTTGTCGGGCCTGTTCGTAGCGAACGCCCTGTATCCCCTGTTCTTAAAGTGGTAAAGTAGTCTTGGCTTGTTATTCTCCGCCAGTACCGGCATTCCGTAGAACACGCACGCCATCAGCACGTCCTCGAAGAATATCTCCGCGGTCTGTGGCCTTGCTATGTACTCCAGAAAGAACTGGTTGCACGGACCGCTGTCCATGTGGAACTTTGTCATCCCGTGCAAAGATCCGTTAGATCCGCCACCGCCTACGGTACCCGAGATATCGTAAGGATCGCATCCGAACGTGCCCATGTGCTCGTTGCCCGGCTTCTTCCTTCCGTTGATGTCGATGACATTGTTTGGCTTGTCGGGGAACCACGAGATGTAGAACCTGCCGGTATTCTCCGGCGTCCACACAACCTCGCTGTCCTTCTCTCCGTTCTTCCAGTGGAAATTGCCACGGGTGATCATCTGGCCCTTGATCATGGAGTCATTGTAATCGATCTGCTGGTATATCTTGGTCAGGTTGAACAGAGACTGCTTACTCTCGTCACGGAATGCGTGAGACTCCGTGCGTGGGAACTGACGATAGAATTCGTTCAGTGCGTCCGAGTCAGACTTCAATGACTGTACCTCGTTCTCCCAGTAGTCGACAACGCTGTTGGATATCCATCCACCGTCTATTCCCTTGATCGGCTCCTCTGGCTTCTCAAGTACCGGCCATCCATGCTCGTCGATGAATCCCTCGAAGTTCCACTCCATTGGGATAAAGAGTCCGTAGAGCCCGCTCTTTGTCTGCCCGTTCTGGCTTCGCTTTCTTGGGTCAGAGTCATTGTAAAGCACCTTGTACCCAGATCCGCCCTTGTCCATCGCGTTAGAGGTAGATCCCATCATGCACTTGCCGATGATCCTAGAACCCAAACGAAGACAGGTCTTTGTTACACGCCAGTTGGTCTCGATGTTATTTGGTGGTGTCCACTTGGCGCTCTCGTCATGAATGAGCAGCTTCAGCTTCTCTCCATCATACGAGTTGTCTGCAGTGTTCTTCCAGTCGATGGACGTGTCTAGCCCCTCAATGTCCTCCTCGTTCTTGTCCATGTTATTGCGTGTGATCTTGGACGCAGGAACCCGGAATCCGAGCTCCGTCTTAGGCTTGTCCATACCGTCCTGAACCGGCTTGAAGAAGAACGGGTAATTTGTAGATATAGGGACGACCTTGTCCGTGAACATGATCTTGGCATCGGATCCGGTCTTAGACAGGATACCTAGCCTTGCATTCTTTGTGATGGTACCAATGTTCACCAGCTCGGATGAGCTCATGAACGAGAATCCAGAACGCCTGTTCTTGAGGTAGCACATGCCGAAGCATCTTGTGTCTGCCTTGCAGGCCTCCCAGTAAATGAAGAATATGCGGTTAGACTCACGGAACTCCGGCAGACCGATATCGATCTTTGTCCACTGGAGGTACATGTAGTGTGTGCCGGTAATGTATGTCTTTTGCTTTTTGTTAAGGAACCAGAATCCGTGCTCTCTCCTGTCAAACTCTGTCTCGATGTAGTCGACCCACTTGCCCTTGAACTGGTTGTCGTACTTGTTCCAGTCGAATATTGTCTTCAGCTTAGAAAGCTCCTTTGGGTACTCCTGTGGGACCCACTTGCCCCCGCGGTCCTCTACATGCTTTGGAAACGGTAGGGCTATCTTAAGACCGTTGATCTCGTATACCGGACCGATTGTCCCGTCCTTGGAGATGACGATTACGTCGTACTTGGGGTTATACCCGTACTCCCACGAGCCTGCCTTGTTGCCCTTGGTCAATACATCCTTTGGTATCGGATCCTTTATAACCTCGTACAGCCTGCTCATTTAGAGAATCTTTCTGCAAATCCCTTCTTGGTCTCTACGGATGCAGATACCTTGGCCTCCGGAGTGTCCAGCATGTTACGCTCCTCCTGTATCCTCTTGAGGATGTCGAATGCGTCCATGATGGCCAGCTTCTTGGTAGCCGCAGCGTTCTTCAGCTTGTCGGCAGACAGGTCCGTCTCTGAGTTATTATTCAGGATCGGCTCCTTTGCTACCGCGATCAGCTCGTGTATAGCCTTCTCCGCGGCCTCTATAATCTTTTCCTTGAATTCTTTCTCGGTCATAGTGCCACGCATATGTTCTTGCTAAACATCCGGTACAGCTTCTCTCCGTCCACCGTGAACGGGTACTCGCTCTCCGGCTGGAAACTAATCGTGTCACCGTCCTTGAGCCCCTTAGAGTAAAGGTACTCGTTTCCGTACTTGAGGATCCCGACCAGCGGCGCCTCCATGTCAGTGCTCTTGATGATAGTGGAGTTATCATTCTCCAATGGCTTGACCATGCAGTACGGGTGCGGCGCCTTCCAGACGTCTTCGTGCTTGTACAAAAAGAACTGATCGAAGTCGATGAAGAAGGTCTTGTCCCTAAAGTGAGATGGGCCGTACTTCTCCTTTCCGCGTACATCGAAGTACTTCCTGAACACGTTATGGTGTACCATGAGTGTGTCACCAGGAACGATCTCCCCAGTGTAACCGATCGGAGTGGCGATGACCGTAGCAAATCGATTGGTTGCCGTGTGGTCCTCCTTTGATGAGCTCAGTATGAGCCCGTAATCTGTTGTGCTGTCGTAAAGCTTGTCGCCAACAGGCTCTACCACAAAGTAGAGCGGTGATTTCATTTTATTTAAAAGTCTATGTCGTATTCGATTGAGATTGGCATGTTGCTGTTGAAGGTCTTCCAAAGCATAATACCAGAGGCATTCTTGATCCAAACGGCTACGGTCCCGTCGTCCTTTAATAGCATGAGAGATATCTTGTACTCGCCACGCAGCACGTCCTGACCAAGCACGTAGTGCATGGCATCAGACTTGTAGTCCTGGCCTATAGATACCTTCCTTACGATCATAACGCAACCCAGCCCGTAGACTTGTACTGATACGTTCCTTCGGTTGCGTCTGTCTGGTAAACCAACTGACCGACAACTGGAGATACGATAGCGAGTCTCTGAGCTTGTGTAACTTTAGGAGCTCCCGCTCCGAATGTGTAAACAGCAACCGCATCAACGGTCGTGTTATTTGTCGCACCACCGGCGGGTGTGTTAGACATCAAAAGTTTCTCGGTACCAACTAAAGAGTTGTCTACCGTATAGTTGTTAATATTGCCCATCTTTTATTTCTCCTGTGTTTAGGTCGATAACAACGTTACCGTACTTCTCTTGCAATTCTCCTTGCAGGCTAGTCAACTCCTCGGCGGTGTTCTCAATATCAAAGATAAGAGCAGGCTTACGGTTGTTCAAGCGAGACAAGTTTACTTCAATGTCAGCAATCTCTTCTTTCAAGGTCTTTACCTTTGAGCTCAAAGATCTAAGCGATTCCAATTCTTGTGTTTCTAACGATTTCATTTAAGTACAAATCTAATGATAATAATTAACAATAACAAGGTTCCAAACGCAATTGCCAAAGATTTCCAGAACGGATCGTTCTTATACGACACTGTTGGGGGCAAGCTGAAAGGGATCTTCGTAGTAATACGTACGGTATCTGACTTACACTTAGTGTAAACTTTAATCACATTGTCCCTGCGGATCACCTGAGTGTATACAAAGCTGTCCTCAAGTGTGATGGTATCGTAGCAGGTGGTAAAGAAGCTGTCGGTAAGCACACGCTCCTTTGTTACGAACTGGGTGTCGTGTACCAATACCGTATCCCTACTCAAGAGTAGTGATGGGTCTTTTTTGATAGCACGCTTCAAGTGCCAGTTAGCACTGCACGATGTTAGTAACAATATAGCAATAGCGTATTTTAACATTTCCAGCGTTTACGTGCCTGTCTGAGGCGTGAGTTCGGGTCTGCAGCTGCCTTTGGGAAGTCTGCCATCTGGCCAGCGCTGCGAGCACAGAACGACTTGCGTCTCTTTGCGTCTGCACTACCGGCCTTGACCTTTCCAGTTACGGCAGTCTTTAGCTTACTGCCTGGATTGGCCTTGCGATACGCAGCTACCCCCTTGGCAGTCATGCCTGCACCCTTGCTCGTTGGCAAGTAGTTGGCACCCTTTCCGGTGGTCGTCTTTGCTATCGGCTTATCCTTCGGCATTTTCTTTATTTGCGAACTTATCGATGCTTGTGAATCCAAGGCACGCGATCACCACAAACTCAACCGCGGCTACGAGGTCCTTGCTAGGAGCGATCTCCTCTGGGCTGAGGCTGTTGTGTGCCATGGTCGCAAAAAGGACCAAGGCACCAACGATCCCAACGACGCGCTTGGAAGAGATTTCTCCCTTGTCGCCCTTGAACATTTCCATTAACTTTTTCATACAGTTATTTGTTCCACATTCTCCGCACCATAAATGGCTACCAATGCATCGTACACGGCATTTACCAACAATGATTCTGCGGGGATTGTTTCGTACGATACCACCGATAATTCAAGGTTGGAAAAAGTGGTGTTAAAATCTTCAATGCCTTGAATCGGGGCTTTGCCTTCTGCCAATGCTTGTACACTTGCAAAAACAAAGGTTGCGATTTGGGCGGGGATGATTCCGTCTTTTTGACTTTTGATGTCGGCGTAACCCTCGGCGATTACTACGATTGAACCCGATGGGATTGATAAACCGCTTGTTAGGTTTACGCTTGTATTGATTTGTATTGCTTGCATTGTCTTATTTTTTTACAAAATTAGAATAAATCGTTCCAAGTGCTACCATTGTAGCAACATAGTTTGTTTGTTGTTGAATCGTAAACAACCAATCCCGTGGCAGGTGATGCGATGGCGTTTCTTTGGGTTGTTGTCATCACGGGAGGCAAAAATCCTTTCGTTGTGCTGAACACTTCTAATTGAGCAGATGCAACGGGGTTTGATGCCCCTTTTCCTATTGAAATACCACCCGAATACCCTTGTAAAATTTTACTCCCTCCAATGTTCAAATTGACCGTTGAACCACCCGCTTGAAATGAACCTCCACTGCCTTCATTATACCCACCTTCAAACCCATTTGAATTGTTTAATCTCAAATACGCATTTTCTCCTACTCCCGAAATGTAATCTCTAATAAGGATTTTGCCGTCATCCCTTGCGGTCAATGTTGCCGTCCCCGCACTATTCTGCACCAAAAGCGATGTAGTGCCTGATGTTGTGCCACTGCCTTTGATGCCGACCCTTGCGCCTAAAGTTGTTAATTGTCCAAAAGTTGAATCGGAATTGGTAAGTAATCCAAATCCACCAAAATACATATTTGCACTTCCGCAGTTTGCGTGTAATACTGAGGATACTCCCGTGTTACTATTGGTGGCATATAGGGCAGTATTGCCATCGGAATTTATAAAAGCCCCTATACCATTTACTTGCAAATTTCGTGTCGGTGTATTCGTACCAACCCCCAACCTATTATTGGTGTCATCCCAAAACAAGTTAGCCGCATCACTTGCAAACGCACTACCATTGCTGAACTGAATTGCACCACTCACACCGCTTGGTGATGTTACCACGGGGATGTTTCCCGAACCTAACAAACTTGTTCCATTGATGGTTTTAATGTTTGTACCGCTTACCAATACATCTTGTACCGCTAAATTCCCGCTACCTAAAATAGTTGTTGAATTCACCGTCTTAATGTTTGTTCCCGATACTAATGTATCTTGTTTGGCCGCAACTTGGGTGGTGTTGGCAATCGCAACAGAGTTAACAGTTGGTGAACCCGTCAAGTTTACACCCGCCGTTGATACTTCCATTGGTAGGTCGTTCCCAAGCCCGTCGGACAAGGTCTTTAACGTTCCGTCGATTGGCCCGTTGTCGCCTACTTTAATTAGGGCGTCGTATGTTGTTGATGGGGTTAACCCCGTTAGTGAAATTCCCATTTTAGTTCCAAGTTTCTGCTGTTACGTCATTCCAATTTATCGTTGTAATCGCCTCCCAAGGTCTGTACGTGAACAAGACTGCGTATATCGATCCAATGATTCCAATCAATGTTGGCACCCCTCCCTGGAACAGTGTCCCAGAAAATCCTCGCATCGATCCAAATTCTTGACTCATCCTTAATAGTCTCCCTTTACTGCAAAGATATTAATATTTCCGCCACTTATAACAGTAGCTCCAACTTTTATAATTTGGCCCGCTTTTAGCTGCAAGTCTGAGTAAACGTTGACCTGCCTCTGTGATGTAGCTTGATTGCTTGCCGTTACAGCCGGCAACGCAATCTCGTCAAATAGTTTTGGGTTGGCACCCGCAGTGTCTGTGATAAATATCAGAACAAGCGTTGCAGCGTTGTTTCCTGCCACCTTAGCACCGATCTGAGTTATCTTCGTGCCACTTGAAGTTGCGGTCAATAGGTTGACCAAGTTTGTAGTTGTTGCACCGGTCCTGTCCGTTGTAGCGGCCGTTACCGTTACTATTGGGACGTCTGGGGTGAGTGCAAATATGGGATTAATGTTTGCCATTTTTATAGGTTATTAAATAGGTATAGTTTTGATCCAACACTCTCCGAGTCAGAGCCCGCACTTACTGGAGTCGCAGTTACAATAACAGATGCGGTAGACGGAGAGAACGCTGTGGCTGGTCTTGATGCTAAATAAACTTGAGTAGAACTTGTGCTCCACACAAACTCGTAGTAGTCGTTAGCACTTACATCTACCACATAGTTCCATGCTGGAAGGACGTGCCCATCTATTCCTCCGTGTCTTGAGGCTACAGATACAAGTCCAGTACTCCCCGTTACGTTTGTTCCGTTCCTTCTGAGCCATATACTTGCGTCA